GCTCGTTACACACACGAAACAATAGCTATGGGCTATTCAATCACAGAAGAAGCAATGGAGGATAACCTCTACGTTTCTCTCTCTGGTAGATATACTAAAGCGTTGGCTCGTGCAATGGCTTACACAAAACAAGTTAAAGGTGCATATCCACTTAATAATGGATTCAGCACAACTTTTTCTTCAGGTGATGGTGTCGCTTTATTTAGCACAGCTCACCCACTTGTAAGTGGTGGCACTAACAGCAACAGACCTTCTGCAGGTGCTGACTTGAATGAAACATCTTTAGAAGATGCGATTATTCAAATTGGAAAATACACCGATGAAAGAGGTCTTAAAATTGCAGCTAGAGCAAGAAAACTAATAGTACCATCTGATCTTCAGTTTGTTGCTACTAGACTATTGCAAAGTGACTATAAAGTCGGTTCTGCTGACAATGATGTCAACGCAATCAAAACTAATGGAGTGATTCCAGAAGGTTATTCAGTTAATCATTATTTAACTGATACTAATGCTTTCTTCATCACTACTGACGTACCTGATGGCATGAAACATTTTGTTAGAAGTCCTATGACTACTGCAATGGATGGTGACTTTGAAACTGGTAATGTTAGATACAAAGCTAGAGAAAGATATTCTTTTGGAGTATCTGATCCACTTGGTATCTATGGATCACCAGGTAGTTCGTAAGAACTAAAATGAGAGGGGTGACTATGTTGCCCCTTTTTTTTCTAGGGATTTTATTAATTTCTATTGACTGCCCTAGCAGACTTTGCCAAGACAATAGATTAATTAAGGAGACTTAATAATGGCTAATACAACTTTTAATGGACCAGTCAGGTCCGAAGGTGGTTTTGAACAAATTTCAATAGCTTCCTCAACAGGTGCAGTAACCACAAATCTTGATGTTGATTCAAGCGGTAATATAACCACAACAGGTTATGTTTCTGCTTATTCTAATATCAGTAGCATTACAAGTGCTACACACAGCGTTGAGTCAACCGACTCAGGTACTGTTTACACTTTAAACAGAGCAGCAGGTATTGTAGTAACACTACCTACCGCAGCAGCAGGTTTAAATTACACTTTTATAGTGGGTACAACTTTTACAGGTGCAGGACAAATTAATACAGACAATTCCAGTGATTTATTCTCTGGATTTGCACAAATATTTGATCCAGCAACCGCAGGAGATACAAATACTTTTATTCCTGATGCTAGTGATGATGACACTATTGATTTAGGGTCAGCAGCACAGGGTTGGGCAGTAGGCGGAATAATTCGTTTAAAAGCAACCTCAGCAGCAGTATGGCATTGTGAAGCATTCCTACACGGGGATGGTACTTTAGCAACTCCATTCGAGTAAGGGAGTAATTTATGTCAGGAAGATCAGATGTTAAAGCAGTTACAATAACTGCTGATACAGTAGCATTAGATGCCGATGGTATATCAGTAGCAGCAGCAGTTGGAAATAACGCAGCACTTGTAATAGGTGGTGCGTTGGCTTCTGGCGGTTCTGTTACACTCAGTCATGGAAGAATAGTTACTATTCTTTCTGCTGGGGATGATTCTGGCATATCGTTTACTGTAGTTGGTACTGATGTTGATGGGGATTCTCAAACAGAGTCCATAACAGGTGCTAATGCAGGAACAGCTACTGGAGCGGTTTACTTTTTAACTATTGCTTCAATAACTGCTGTGGGAGACCCAGCAGGTAATGTTTCAGCAGGAGTAAATGGTTCAGCAGCAGATGTTATATTTGCTGGTAGATCAAGGTTAAAAGGTATTTATTTAACAAGTACAGGAACAGCAGGAACAACTGACTTTTTAGAAGACTCTCCGACAGGAACAAGTCTTATGAAATTAAGTTCAGTTGCTAGTGCTACTGCAACACGAGATGTAGTAATACCAGATGAAGGTGTAGTATTTATTGATGGAATTTATATTCAATATACTGTATCAACATTTTTAACAATGACTGTATTTCATGCCTAGGAGCAATTATGGCTAAACAATATGTAATTTCAGAAACTGGTGAATTTCCAGCACAATATAAAGTTCTTAAATTAGAAAAAAATGGGATATATAGACCTGTATTTGGTCCAGACCCAGATTTAGAAGATGCAGAACGTAAATGTGCTGAAATGAATGGTGATAGAGCAAGAAACGATAAAGGACAACTTATCGGTGATGACTTATCTACTCCTGATGTTAATGAAGCTTATGTTGGTGGTAAAACACCAGCTAAGAAAAAAACACCAGCTAAGAAAAAAGCTACAACAAAAAAAACTACTTCTAAGAAAAAGTAGTATCATTTATATTTATAATACTCTGATAAAACGGAGTATTGTAAGTATTCAATTAATTGGAGGGTAATATGCCTAATAAAAATATGGGTTTGAAAAAAAAGAATAAAGGTATGTCTGGATATATGGGTGGAGGAAAATCTACAATGATGCCTAAAGCTCCTATGAGTTCAATGTATCGTAATGGCGGTCAACTTAATTATAATAAAGGTGGCGGAACAGAGGTTGGTAAAGAAGCTACTTCATACAAAGAGTATGTAAAAGAAATGTTTGGTGGTGGCAAGACTTCTGATGAACCCGCTATGAAAAGAAATAAATAACTAGTTAATAGTTATGCCAATAAGAAAAGACAAACCTATACCTAAAACAACTAAAGGAAAAGGAGCAAATTATCGCTCTACCAAAAGTGGTGCTGGTATGACTAAAAAAGGAGTTGCAGCTTATAGAAAAGCAAATCCAGGTTCTAAGTTAAAAACAGCAGTTACAGGAAAAGTTAAAAAAGGTAGTAAAGCAGCTAAAAGAAGAAAGTCTTATTGTGCAAGATCAGCAGGTCAACTTAAAAAAAGTTCAGCTAAAACAAAAAACGATCCTAACTCTAGAATTAGACAGGCTCGTAGAAGATGGAAATGTTAATGGAAAAAAATAAAAAAAATTTTTCTTCTAATAAAAACAAAGTAGTATTTACTACAAAAAATGGTATTACTATAACTAGAATTAAAAAGGAAAAATAATGGCTACAAGTGGAACTACTACATTTAATTTAGATATAAGCGATATTATGGAAGAAGCTTATGATCTTTGTGGATTAGAGTTACGTTCAGGATATAGCTATCGTGGAGCTAAAAGAGCTTTAAATTTAGTGTTTTTAGAATGGCAAAACAAAGGATTAAACTTGTGGACAGTAGAACAAGGAAGTGCAACTTTAACAGCAGGAACAAGTAGTTATACTATAGATGCTAGTGCTTTAGATGTCGTTGATGCTTTTATAAGAACTAATGCTGGTAATACCTCAAGTCAGTTTGACCAAAGATTAAATCGTATATCGAGAACTGAATACAATCACCAATCAAACAAATTAACACAATCAAAACCTACGCAATTTTATGTAGATAAAGATAATAATGCTGTAAAAATAGTTTTGTGGTCAACTCCTGATTCTCAAGAAACATATTCATTAATATATGATTATGTAAAAAGAATAGAAGATGTTGGTGTTGTAGCTAGTAATGAAGCTGATGTTCCTACAAGATATCTTCCGTGTCTTACTTATGCTCTAGCTTATAATTTAGCTTGTAAATCACCAGAAGCTCAACAAAGAGTTCCTATGATAAGACAACGCTATATGGAATTATGGGAAGAAGTAAGTGAAGCAGACAGAGAAAAAGCATCCATAAGATTTGTTCCTGATTTAACAATGAGTGGTTATTAATGGCATATGCAAGAGCAAGTAAAGCTTTAGGGCAATGTGATCGTTGTGCGTTTAGTTATAAACTGAACGAATTACAATATGAAATATACGATGGTGTGCGAAATGGATTGCGTGTTTGCAGAGAATGTTTAGACGAAGACCAACCTCAATTAAAACTAGGTGAATTAAATGTAGTTGACCCACAAAATTTATATAATCCTAGAATAGATACAGGAGAAAAAGATTCAACTAGTTATTATTCATTTAATCCTATTGGAGGTGGAGTGACAGAATTTGGTTCTTCTACAATGGGTTTAGATATTAAAGGTGAAATTGGTAAATTAACAGTGAGTACAGAATGAGTTGGACATTTACAACATTAAAATCAGCTATACAAGATTATACGCAAAATACTGAAACATCATTTGTTTCAAATTTACCTACTTTTATCGTTCAAGCAGAAGATAGAATAATAAAATCTGTAGAGTTACCTAATTTTAGAAAAAATGTTACTGGAACATTTACTGCTAGTAACCAATATTTATCAACTCCTAGTGATTATTTATATCCTTATTCTTTAGCTGTATTAGATAGCGATAGTAATTATAGTTATCTTTTAAATACTGATGTAAGTTTTATGAGAGAAGCTTATCCTCTTGTTTCTACTACAGGAACACCAAAACATTATGCACAATTTGACGACACTACTTTTATAGTTGGTCCTACACCAAACTCAAATTACACAACAGAATTACATTATTTTTATATACCTCAATCTATTACAGTAGCTTCTGATGGAACAACTTGGTTAGGTACAAATGCTCCAGAAGTATTGCTTTATGCTAGCTTATTAGAAGCATATACTTTTATGAAAGGTGAACCTGATTTAATGATGAATTATGAAAAAAGATTTCAAGAAGCATTGCAACGATTAACATTAGAATCAGATGGTTATAATCGTAAAGACGCATACAGGGATGGACAAAGAAAAATAAATGTCTAATGACCCTATTAAAAAACTAGAAGGCAAAAATATTGCAATAGTTGCTATGGGTCAAAGTCAATTAGATTTTCATTTAGCTCAAACACACAGTATATTTTTTGATGAAATATGGGCTATAAATGCCATGATAGGAGTTTTACCTAACATTGACAGAGCATTTATATTAGACCCAATGAGTCGTTTTCTTGATACCGAAGATGCTGGAACAATGACCCCAATGATGAGAAATAAATTGCCATTAGTTGATTATCCTATTTATTCTTGTGAATTAGATGAAAGAGTACCTGCTGTAGAAGAATATCCTTTAAAACAAATAGTTAAATATTCTGAAAGTGCTTATTTAAATAATACAGTAGCTTATGCAATAGCTTATGCTTTATGGAGTAAAGTAAAACAAATATCTATTTTTGGTGTAGATTTTACTTACCAAACTAATATGCACTTTGCAGAAGCAGGAAGAGGATGTGTAGAATTTTGGATAGGAAAATGTATTAATCAAGGTATAAAAGTGGGAATAGCACCACGATCATCTCTTTTAGATACAGATGTAGACACAAAAAATAAATTATATGGGTATCATAGACTAGATAACCCTCAAGTTACTTTTCAAGATAATTATGGCAATATAAATGTCTGTAAATGGTCTGATATGCAACAAGCTGAAATAAAAAAACCAATAGGTATAATAGGTAGAAAGGACTTAAAACCAGTTGAGCCAAAAGAATATTAATGCAAACAGATAAATTTGAAATTTCTATAGGTGATTTAGGAGTACAAACTACTTCTAATAGAGGTCATACTATTGAAGAAGTAGCTGAAATGGCTACTAATAAACTAATTTCTATAAGTGATACTGCTCCTGTAGAAATAAAAGCACAAGCTCATGCTTTTAAAGCAAGAACTAAAATGGTTGTTGCACATTACATACAAGAAGGAATAAAAAACCATACTTGTACTATATGCAATGAATTAGAAAAACAAGGTCATAAAGACCTAGCAAATATAATAAGGAGG